AACTTTAGGAAGATCAAATGCTCGAGTATAGCCTCTAGAACCATATGAATATCTTACTAACCAGGTATAGTGGTTAGCATCTTTACCACTATTAGGGTCTTTATAAGCTTCAGATAAAGATTTATGTATTTGCTTAGCGACTTGATGTGCTCTTTCTTTAGATAAAGATGGATTTTCTTTGTAAGTAGCTTGATGTACTCCCTTCAAAGTATAATTACGACCTTTTTCTAAAGTTACTTTATAATCTTTACCTTTAAATGTTTGATCTTCTTCAGATGCTAGTTTAGCTGCAATAGCCATTTCACGTCGTTTTGATTTCGACTTACCTTTAAATTGCGGCGCATCAGATTTTTCAAAGTCTCTTATTACATCACCCATATCAGCTTTTTTCATATCTACTTTTTCAGTAGTACGTCTCATAGGATTTTGCTCACCTGGTTTAAGAGGTGTACCTCCAAGCTGTCTTACTCTATTTTTATAAGCAGCAGTTTGACGATTCTTATTCATAAACTTTTGTAAGCGAGCATGTCCAGGGCTTTTATACATCGATTCTTTAACTTCTACTTCTTCACTAGCAGGAGCTTTACCATCATCGCCCATATTTTTCATATAGTCGCGAGCAGAGTCAAGGTAATCACAAGCTTTAGTAATTTTACCTTGTACCCATTCTGGAAGATCGTCGTTATCTCCAAGCATTCCATCTAGCTCAGTAGCTGCCATAGCAGCCATTTTTAATTTTTTCTTACTATATGATCCATCAGAATGAGAATCTTCTTTTCTGTCTTGCATCTTTTTATGATACTCAATACGATCTAAGATTCGTTTCTTTTGCATTTGAGTCTTAGCACCAGGCAGCTGAGCTCTTTCATTATTTTCAGAAGCTTTATGGTCTCTTTGCGGATTATTAGATGCTTCTTGTACGCTCTCTTTTTGTGTACCTTTTCTTCTCATACGAGTAAAGATAGTAGGATCATTCACAATAGTACTAATCAGATCATCATACATCCCAGCGAGGAAAGATCTCTCTTGATTAGTAAGTTTAGACATATCTCCACCAGCTCTTTCAACTTTTCTCATAAGCGTATCGAACTTATTAATATCTTTTTTACTTACTAAACCTGATTTAGAAAGCTGTCTAAGTTTAGACATTTTAGTTGAGCTTGCTTCTTTCATTTCTTTTTCCCCTGGGGTTATCTTTTGAAGCTTTTTCTTACTTTTAGTAGTACCGAAACCATCGTCAGGAAACCCTATTTCTTCTCTTGCAGTAGTAGCTGCTCTTTTAAAATCGCTAGGCTTAGGAGCACCTTTCTCCCCAGCTTTTCTCATTTTTTCACCGCGCTTACGCTTCATATGAATATTATGATATAGACCTTTACCTTCTACAGTTATTTCAGTAATAGGTCCTCCACCAACCCATGCATCGCATGTACGAGAACCAGCGCATTTAAATTCAAAAAATTCACAATATCCTAATTCAGATTTTTCAATAATAGTTCTACCTTTAGGACCTAATGCATCTGCCATCTTCTTTTTAACTTCAGGAGTTTTATTAAATGCATTACAATTATTACATCTCATTGATTTAACTTGCTCTATTGGAGCATTCCATAAATCAGCTTTACGTTCCCAGAATAATTTGGAACCTTCTTCGTTTGCAGGATTAGCTGGTCCGTAACTATATTCTTTAATAGTCTCATTTCTATTTTTAGTATTCAAATCTAAATCAGTTAACGCAGCAAAGCGAGGATACGTCTTTTCAGCTTTATGTACAGCAGCAGGCGTATTATATTTTTTTTGCGCTTCTGAATCCATTTTTTCTTCAAGATTTACATCGTCAAACATATTACGAATAAATCCACCTGTCTTTACTAGCTCTTTATTACCAGTTCTTTTACCTTTAGCAACGAGTCTAGCACCGTCTGAGCTTTGAATCTTTTCAGCTGCTTTCTTTCCAAGATGACGAGCAACCATACGTTTAAATCTTCCTGGGTTTGAACCAAGACGATTTAATTTTTTACCGCCGATAACTGCTCCCATTTTTTCTTCCATTATGCAAGATCCTTATCGTGATTTAAAGTGCCTTTTTTCTTCTTAGCGATAAAGGCATTAACTCTCGCATATCCCCATTGCTGAGGAGTAGTTCCTGGTCTATGACCTGTCTTCCATGCAGCTACACCTCTGTTGTATACCTTACGTAAAGTTCCAACTGAAATGCCTGATTTTTTAGACTTATCAGCTAGCGCACCTTCTGACTTCATTGACATCTCGAACTCATTGTCGATATCCTCTCGACGAATAGCACGAACAGCTGCGCGAGCTTTTTCTCTCTCATGTTTTATAGCAAGTTGTTTCTTTTCTCTTTCTTGTCTAGCTTTAGAACCAGTCGAAAGCTCTTCTTCCATTCTATCCATAATAGTAAAGAATTCACTTAGTTCCATTTCCTGCTCGCCAAATATATCACGATACATTTCATATGAAGTTTCTTCTGCAATAGCAAGCTGCTTAGGAAGTTTACCTTTTTTAACTAACCCGTCAATATATTTTATCATCTGTTTAGGGCTTTGAACTCCATAGTTTCTAAAAAAGTCAAATGCTATATTTTCTCTACTTTTACCTTGAACGGAACGATCAGATTTATTTTTTCTTCTAAAGTTAAGATATGCGCGTACAGCGTCTTTATATTCTTTTCTATTGACTACTTGATCTATAGCTCTATCTAGAGAAGGCATTAAAACTGAACCTTGACTCTTACCTCCAAATGGTCCAGTTTTTCCAAACATTCTTTCATCTAGGCTTTCACCGTACATATCATGATACATTTTAGTATATTTTGAAGGTTTAGTTTTAGCGCGAGCGTCTCCAGGTGCTGGTTTATATGCTGAAGGATCGTTATCAGCTTTTTTACCATGCTTTTTAAAATGAGCGTCTCTTCTTGCTTTAGTAGATTTACTTAAACCTTTATGATAGCGCGCTGGTTGAGTACCTTTACGCTTTTTGATATCTTGATCTTGAGGAGTTGCTTGATTAATAATATTATCAGCTTCAACTTGTGACATACTATCAACAGCTGGTTCATCAATAGATTCGTTAGTAGATGCTTTTTTTCGAGCTGATTTAAGACGTTCAGCTTCAGCTTTACGTTGTTTAGGAGCTAGTCGTGTAGCGATCTTACCGATAATTTTCTTTCTTTTAGCTACAAGTCTATCAATTCCAGCTTTTTGTCCCATTGAAAGTTTAGCATATTTTGTAGCTCTAGAACCTGCTACTCTCTTACGTACTGCCCTAACTGCAGCTCGGCGAGCTCTTTTCTTAAGTCTATTTTGATCGGCAAATCTAAACTTAAGACGAGCGCGAGCTCTTCTTAATTTAAGCCTATTTCTTCTAGCTGCGATAGCCTTTTTACGACGACCGGCAACAGTAAGAACTTCAGCTAAGAAATCTTCAAACTCTTCATTTATATCTTCTCTAATTCCAAGGCCTTTACGAACAGCTTTGAACATTTTATTACCTCTTCTAAAATTAGAAGGAAGACCTTTTTTAAATTCTGAAAATTTATTATCAATAGCTGCTTGTCTCATTTTAGAAGCTGACATACCTGAAGCTCCTTCTGCATCTGGATCTCTTTCACCTGCTGAAACAACTTTAATACTATCAAAGTTAAAATCTTTACCATTATATTTGTTAAGTAATCTTTTAAATTCATCTACTCGGTCAGAGCCTGCAACCATAATTACTTCTTTGTAAGACTTTTCAAGATGTTTCATAACTTCAATTAAAGTCTTACCTGGTGCAGGTTGTATTAGCGAACGACCAAAAGCTGATCTAGCAAAAGATATTTTATCTTTACTAGATAGTGGATTCTTTTTTGTATCTTGGGAATGGGTAAGAAAAACGAATGGGGTACCTTTACCGCGTGCAGTTTGAACCACTTTATTTACTAATACTTCATGACCTGAAGTAGGAGGGTTCATACGACCGAAAGCAAATACAGCTGTTTTACCTACAGCTTCTCCAATTTTTTGACCGTTATAGTTATCTCCAACATCAGGATCAATAACTACTTCAGCGCCTTTTGCAAGCTTAACTGTTTTTGATTTATTTTTCTTAATGGCGTCTTTTTTAGTAGAACGCTCATCGTTTTCGATCTTCATTTTCTGCACGGTGTTTTCCTTAGACTTAACCGGTTAAATACAGGTTTCCCATGGGCTTACTGCACTTTTATTTATAATAATTATAAGCTCTATTTCTGCCAACCTTTAATAACATCGTCATTAAAGTTCATTCTACTAAATTCCATTCTATCTACTAACTTTACTGCGCCACCTGACATTTTATCAATAGCAACATAGCCTTCTTGACTAGTAGTTTTAAAGCCGTTACGAGTTCTAACAAATGTGCCTATAGAGCCAGCTTCATTCATTTTATCGATAATCATTTGCTTAGCATCAACTAGCAAATACATTAGTTCATATACTTTTTCTATATCACTTTTAGAGTGCGTAGAAAAATACTTAAGAATATCTCTCGCTTTATCTTTTTGCTTCTGTTTTCCATCAGCAGTTTTACGTTTATCTTCTTCTTTCTTATAGTAATCAGTTATATAATTAACTAAACTATTTACTATAGCTGAAGTTCTAGGACGCTTTCCTGCGCGGATAAGAGTATTATTAAAAGTTTTAACTCTCAAAAGTAATTCACTATTATCAGATATATCATTAAGAGTTTCTTTAGCCATACCTTGGAATAATCTTCCTGCTTGACTTAATATTGAAGTTACTTTAGCAGTTTCATCAGCAGTAAATGTAGCTTTACCAGATACATCTTTATAGATTGCATCCTGAGCCCATACGTCTCGACTCTTTCTAAAATTAGAGGTAATATTTTTACCAAAGCTTGCGCGCATATTTTCAAACGAATTACCTGTATAGGTTGTATGAAAAACTATTCCTACTTTAGCACGGTTTACTTCAGCTGCAGCCTTCTTAGGCACAGCATACAAAATAGTATTAGGATGAAAAGTAACGTACTTCTCACCATCAATAGTAGTATTTTTAAGATCACTTTGCGTAAACATAAGATCGCCTTGATAGACGCCTTTTCTAATTCCTAGCTTAGGAAGATGTTGTAAGCAAAGTAGTAGTTTTGTTTGCAGATCACCATCAGTGTCAGCTTTTACATCAGCGGGAGTTTTATATACTTTAGGATTTTTATTAAATATACCTTTTTTAGCTACAAAGAACTTACCGTCTGAAGGATCGATTCCACAGAAAACAGCAGGAGCACCATCCCATTTAACAGTAGCAGATACAGCGGAGTCTGCATTACCAGCCAACATATTACGAAGATCGCGTAAAAAATTAATAGCCTGTCGAGCACCATTCACCCCTTCATTAAAGACCAAGTCTTCTATATGCTCCATATGAGTATTTTTTTGCTCTATTAGAAAACTCTCAAACCTTCTCATAGTCTTATATTAGCCTCTTTTTGAAATTAAATCAACTTAAATATCTACTGTAGATCTACGACGTAGCATATAAGGTGCTACCATAAATCTTGCTCTAGTGATACCAAAGTTATTTCTATCACCTTTTCTGCAGAATAAAGTTACTGCAAAGTTACCTCGAAAACCTCTAATATTACCATTATT